TTAACGGCTGAAGAAATTGTGGGCTTCGAGATAGTTTTCGGCAATCACTATTCCGAGGGGGCTTAAAACATAGTCATTAAATTCCTCGATTTTTTTAATCGAAAAAGCTTCCATTATCGAAGATAATGTTGCAAATTCTGCCTTAAAAAATTCCTCATTGTCTATAACTATACCTGTTCTTTCTTTTATAAGTTCCATGTAATTCTTCTCATAATGTTGCTCTGAATTTATGCAGCCTTTAATTGCAAGCATTTGCTTGTTCACCGGTTTTAATGAATCCAGTGTTGACAGTATTTTTATGTAATCAAGCTCATAAATTTTATAAGCTTGGGCGATGATGTCGAAGCAAGTTTGAAGTGGTAGTCCTGGAACTGAAGGGCCGTCAGTTCCACGTTTAACAATCTCTGTAATGTCGACTTCGCCCATAGTTTTATGGCAGAAACGAAAATAATAAATTAGTGAAAGGAGTTTTATCTCGCTTGTTGTTAGCTTCTGCGTGGTATCTAAGGCATGATCTAAAATCAGATTTTCTTCTTCTTCAGTGCTTTTAAATTTGGATACTATAAGCTCTTTGAGCAGTTCTGATTTAGCATCAAACCCTTTTCTTGCGACCTGAATAACTGCTTGGTTGAGGGTGTACTGAATATCAGGATCAGCGAGTTTTGCTCTTAGTTTTTCATCAACATCTTTAGACAGTTTTTCTGCAATTTGTTGGCCAAATTCTTGAGCCCGTGAGTCGACTAAAGCGTAAGCATCTGCACGAAGAGATGCCATCTCACTTTTAACCATGAGCTGGCAAATCGCCATGACCTCAGTTGTAGTGTTGCCAAAGTGGGCATCACCTGTAACTTGTATAGCTGAGGAATTATCGCCCACACTTTGGCCGGACTTCTCGAATAAGTTCATTTTTTGTCCTTTTCATTAATGGTCATGTTCCCACCCACTTGTATGCCACTCGAGTTATCGCCGATTGTTTGACTAACTTCTTTCTCCTTGGTTTTGTTGCTTTTCAAATTGGCTAAGGCGGTTAGAAAAACAATCAAACTCGCTAATGCTGCAAGCACGGTAGCTAATGTTTGGCTGGTAAAGGCTTGATAGCCAAAGCCTAAAGTCGAAATAAAACATACAAAAACGATTAACTTTCTCACCAACATCTCCAGAGGCAACAATGGCACTCACCGACAAACAAGAAATGTTCTGTCGCGAGTACCTCATCGATTTGAACGCCACGCAAGCGGCCATTCGGGCGGGGTACAGCGAAAAGACCGCCCGTGCATCAGGTTGCGAGAACCTGACTAAACCTGACATCCAAAACAGAATCGCCGAACTTAAAGCCGATCGCAATGAGCAGATTAGCGTTGATGCTGCTTATGTATTGAGGCAGCTCATTGAAATCGACGAAATGGATGTGCTCGACATCATGACTGACGATATGAGTATTAAGCCAGTATCTCAGTGGCCCGCCTCCTGGCGTCGATACCTTAGCGGATTTGACCTAGCCGACATGTTTGAGGGCAGGGGGGAAGATCGGGAAATGGTTGGCATCCTGAAAAAGATTAAGTGGCCTGACAAGGTTAAGAATCTCGAACTGCTTGGCAAGCACATAACTGTCTAGGCGTTCAAAGATAACGTTAAAAACGAACTGGTCGGCGCTAATGGCCTTCCTCTTGCCACGTCATCATTCGTGATTAGCTTCGGAGCGGAAGATGACAGCAGCGGAGACGAGACTTAGCTTTGCGCCTAAGTTCAAGCCACTCTTCCAGCCAAAACGCTACAAGACGTTCCACGGTGGGCGTGGTGGTGCTAAATCATGGGCTGCTGCCCGCGCGCTGGTCATCATGGCTGCCAGCAAGAAGCTCCGCATACTCTGTACCCGTGAGGTGCAGAACTCGATTAAGGATTCAGTACACAAGCTGCTGAAAGACCAGATTGAGATGCTCGGGCTTAATCCATGGTTCCGCATCACCAATGAGAGCATCACCAGCGCATCCGGCAGCGAGTTCCTGTTCAAAGGCCTGCGCTTCGACCCGCTTGGCATCAAATCAACTGAAGGCGTAGACATCTGCTGGGTAGAGGAGGCGCAGTCTGTGTCCTCGGATTCATGGGCGATCCTGATACCCACCATCCGTAAAGAGGGCTCGGAGATTTGGGTGACGTTTAACCCCGGCAAAGAGTCAGACCCGACCTATCAGCGCTTCATCGTTACTCCACCGGATGACAGTATCACGGTCGAGGTGAACTACTACGACAACCCATATCTGCCGGAAACACTTCGCAAAGAGATGGAGTACTGCAAGCGAGTTGATTACGAAGCGTATGAGCACATCTGGCTGGGCAAGCCGAAGTCGATTAGCGATTCAGTAATCTTCCGTAACCGGTACCGTGTGGAAGCATTCCCTGACGACCTGTGGCAACAAGCTGACCGCCTGTTCTTCGGTGCTGACTTCGGTTTCGCAAATGACCCGAGCACGCTTATCCGCATGTTCATGATCGACACCCGGCTCTATATCGAATATGAGGCCTATGGCGTCGGCGTGGAGCTGGATGAGATGCCGCAGTTCTACGACTCAATCCCTGAGGTGCGTAAGTGGCCGGTAAAAGGTGATAACTCCCGACCGGAAACCATCAGCTATTTGGCACGTCAGGGCTTCTCGATTGACGCGGCGGCCAAATGGAAAGGCAGTGTTGAGGATGGTGTCACCCATCTGAAAGGGTTTGAAGAAATCATCATTCATGAACGCTGCAAACACACCGCCGATGAATTTCGCCACTACTCCTACAAGGTCGACAAAAAGACCGGCGACATACTGCCGATCATCGTCGACAAGTTTAACCATTGCATCGATGCCATTCGCTACGGGCTGGATGGCTACATTACCAGCTCAGACAGCCTCGGCACCTGGGCGCAACTTGGGAAAGGCTGAATATGTCCGAAACAGAAAGCATGTCGCAGCCTGTACCAACGCGTGACAGCTATGAAAACTTCATTGCCCGGATGGGCGTCAACGAGTCGAACCAGTCTGGCGCTGGCACCTATCGCAACAACTGGACCTCCCGCAACCGGCTGCTGATCGAGCAGGCCTACCGCACATCATGGCTGGTTGGCGCTGGCGTTGATGCTATTCCTGATGACATGACCCGCAAGGGCGTGACCATCACCTCAAAGCTGGAAGATGGACGCAAGGAGCAACTCGACCACGCATGGGATGAAATGGGGCTGTGGGAAGCAATCAACGACACGCTGAAGTGGGCGCGGCTCTATGGTGGCGCTGTAGGCGTCATCCTGATTGATGGTCAGAACTACTCAACGCCGCTTCGTGTTGAGGCCATTGCCAAAGACTCGTTTAAAGGCGTGATGGTGATGGACCGCTGGATGCTCAATGCCATGACAGAGCGCCGGGTGAGCGAGCTGGGCCCTGACTTTGGCATGCCAGAGTTCTACAAAGTGGTGACGTCAGCTACCGGCATCCCGCCGTGGCGCATCCACCACTCCAGACTTATTCGCTTTGATGGCATCCCACTTCCGTATCAGCAACGTCTGACTGAAAACGACTGGGGCATGTCGGTGATTGAGCGTTGTTTCGATCGCCTGCTGGCATTCGACTCCACAACAACCGGTGTTGCTCAGCTGGTCTACAAGGCTCACCTGCGCACCTACAGCATTGAAGGCTTGCGTAAGCTGCTGGCGATGGGTAAAGACAGCCCGATGTTCAAGGGGCTCATGTCGCACATGGACATGATCCGCGAGTACCAGAGCAACGAAGGCATGACGATCATGGATGCGGCTGACAAGTTTGAGGCGCACACCTATTCGTATGCCGGGCTCAGTGACGTGCTGGCGCAGTTTGGTCAGCAGGTCTCAGGCGCGTTTGGTATCCCGCTGGTACGCCTGTTTGGTCAGTCTCCTGCCGGGTTCTCTACCGGTGACACCGACCTGGCTGACCGGATGCGCCAGGCTATGCGCGACACGAAAGGGATCGGCAACTTCCGCAACCTGTTTATGTACGCGCCGAACGGTAAGCCGGACGGGATCAAGATTCTGCCGCTCAGCGAGGTAGCGACGAAGGACGATTTCTTTAACATCAAGAAGGCCAGCCGCGACGACCTGCTAAGCGCACACCGCGTGCCGCCGCAGATGATGGGGATTATCCCGGACAACTCCGGCGGATTCGGTGATGCGGTGAAAGCGGCATAGGTGTTTGTGCGTAACAAACTGACACCGCTGCAGGAACGTCTGAAGGAAATCAATAACTGGCTGGGCGAAGAGGTGATCGCCTTCCGCCCTTATTCGCTGGAAGCGGCAACAAACTGAAGATGTAACGCCTGCCTGTGCAGGCGTTAGTTATTTACCCAACCAGCGCCCGGCCTGTGCAGACTCAACCAACAAACGGAGAGTAAGCGGATCATGCGGTGCGGTGAAATCTTCCGGGAAATAGTCGTTAAAAGAGATGGTGCCGGGGTCAATGCCAAAACTGTCAGCATACCGCTCAAGTAATTCATAAGCGTCGATGGGATCCATGCGAAAGTCGTTGTTCAGATCAGTGTCCAGCTCAAGCTTGTAACGTTTTAATGTAAACAAGCTTCTGCCGTTATAATCTTCAACCAGCGCAAATACTGCCTTCTCTATATCCTCACTTACCATATTCTGTCGTCCTTATGGGCAATAAGGTTGTATTTTACCGTAGTTTTCCAGCCTATCTCCGCCACATCAGCGGCCATAATTACCCATCCTAAAACCGGTATTGTGCGACCGACGAAAGTACCCAATTTATGGGTCATCAACATTTTAATTTGGAATGGTTTTTTAGGGTTTTGTATCCACGTAGGCAACCTGAACGGGAGACGGTAATCGCGCAACAGCTTGCGAGAATACACCGAGGCATAAGAGGTACCTTTCCAGGCACCCTTTAACTTTCCTGACACGTCAATCGTATTCTGTCCCGAGTAAATTGCAGCTATGGCTATGATATCCTTTGCACCGCTAAAATGCTCAGCGGTCACATCAATCATAATCCAGAAATAAAGCTCTGCCGGGGAAAGGTTGGTAAGCCCGCCATAGAAGTAAGTCCCGTTTAACTGCTCAGTTGTATCCATATTATTCCCTTACATGGTTAACCGTATTGGTCAAAAATTTATCATATTAATTCCGATCAGTGCCATACCTCATCTGCCGCTCTCAGGCCCGATTTGCGAGGCTCAAATCCTCTTCACCAGTTCAATCTCATCAAACCCTTGCGTGCGCCTCCGTGCCGCTGGCGCAGCCTCCGCATGCATGTTTGTACCCCTCGCGCGCAATGCTATCCCCGCCACGCCTGCCCGCTTTATGTATCGCTTTTCATGCATTTGCATGTACAACCTCTGAGCGCGCCAGCTCTGGTCTTACAGACGCTTAGCGATCCACTTTGGATCATGCGGATTAATGCAAGCATATGCACTTTGATGCAGAAGCAAAAAGCCACCTTAAAGGTGGCTAGTGAACGGTAGGGAAGGGGCAATTAATCATTCTGCCTGGCAGTAAATAGCGGCTTCGAAAATAGCTGTGTCGATTGTCCCTGCCATGTCGCTAATCATCGACAGTGCCATTTTTAATTCATCTTCTTTGCAATGTGCGATCAGCGATACGTCAGCAATGAACTGAATGCGTGCAACCGTTTCACTTAGATTATCTATTTTCATCAAATGATTAACTCCTTTTAGTCAAAATGTACTGTATGTATAAACAGTGTCATGATGAACTAAAATCGTAAACAATCGTGCGGCTCAGATTAGTCCGACTGCCGTTTTATTAATCAGGCAACTGTATGCCTCTTTTTCTCGCTAGTGCATTGAAGCGCTTTAATGGGGCGGCATTTTTGCGACGTCTATGGAAGATATACCCGCTTGTACCGCTCCAGTAAGAAAGCTCACCAACCCTGATTGTATGGCCTTTCATCATGCGGACAGCTTCACCGTCGGACAGTGTTAGCCTGGAGATCTCGAAGAAACTCTTTTTCAACGTTTCCCGTTCTGTGCAATGACTTAGTTCAGTGTGATATTTGTCCGGCTCAGGTTGCTCCTGCGCTGGCTTTTCTCTTAATTGCTTAATAATCCTTCTTCGCTCGGCGCGAGTAGGGGGCTTTGTGAAATCGATAGCGGCTTCAGAGCCTGTCGGCTCCGTACAGTTATTGACAGAACTCCGAGAGGACGCAGGCGCGTCCTTAAATTCAAAATCCAAATCAACGGCACGTTTCGGGACAATCCTCCATTGCATCAGACGGGTTAAAATTGGCGTATCGTTGCCAACTTCAGTTGCGTAAACACCCTTGATACGCACAGTTTCCTCTCCGTACTCATTCATGTCTTCGCTTGCCTGATACCAGGTGCGCACAGCCAGCTCGTCGCGGCGCACAAATGGGCCACCCTGCGCGTTAACGTATCCGGCCCAGTCTCCTGCGTCGGCGGCGTCATGCGCGGCCGCAAACTCAACGCTCAGGCCGTGCGCGGTTTCGCTGTCTGCCATGCGGCGCAGTTCGCGGTAAACCGTGACCGGCGCACCGCCCACAAACTGAAATTGCCGGATGTGCCAGCGTGCCGCCCAGGCAGAAACGGCCGAGGCAGTTTCCTTAAGGTCTTTGCCGCTTTCGGCGTCCGTCTCGCCGTCTAGCGCGTAGCCGTCGATATTCTTGGAAATGTATTTAGCAACGTAACCCGTCGCGCTACCTTTCTCCGGGTCGATAGCCTCGGCGTGAAAGCGGGCCTTACGGGCTTTGTCGGTTGTCAGCTCGCTGCCGTCTTGCTGCCAGGCGTAGTCGCGCATAATCTCGCGCACGCGTTCAGCCTGCTCCGGACGCATAAACATGAGCATGTGCCAGTGCGGAGTCGCATCATGATGAGGCTCAGCAACGCGGATCCCGAAGATGCGGATTTCTTCGCGGTGCAGCTTGGCGCGAATTTTCTGCCAGACACTGCAGAGATAACGCTGGGTGTCGGCCGGGCTGGAACCGTTCCATTTACGGTTACGATGCCCGGTTTTGATTGTGGCGTGATAGCGCGCGGGGGCGGTCAGCGTGTAGAATTCGCCGATAAAGCCCATTTCATTGCAGATATTTTCGAAGCCACGAATGCGGGTCATCAGCTCGCAGCGGCGAATAGCCGGATTGGCCACACTGCCGTCATATTTCTCGATCAAGCTGATACGGTTGCCTTCTTCGTCTTCCAGCTCCATTCCCTTCAGAAACTCACGGGTGCGGCGCTTCTGCTCGCGCCACTCTGAAACGGTCATGCTGCTGGCGTAGGGGGTGTGCTTTTTGCTGACGTTAGCCAGGGCGATCTGAAGGTGTTCACGCCATGATGCAGCCACTCGCCGCAGTCGGCCTTTCCACCACTTTTCCGTCTGCATACGCATGATCGCCGGGATAACTTCCTCCGGGTCAAACAGCCGTGACGTGACTTTATCCCATAATGGCGGGGTCTGGCTCAGCTCACGGGTAATGGTGGCGGCGGTCATGTAAACGCGGTGCGTGTATTTGTAATCTGACTCGTCGCTGGCCTGCGCGTGCGCCTGTACCAGCTCAGCGAGAATGAAATTAGCCACATCCCCGGCCAGCAGATCGACATCGGCGCGAGCCATATCCGGCAGGCGGTTAAAAAGGCGCATTAGAATGAAAAGCTGACCACCTGCTATAGCCGCATTGTCGCGCTCAGTTGCGTTACCGCCGAGTAAACTTAATGTGCTCCCCTTCATCACGCCGAGACGATATTGAGCATTAACGGTTTCAACGCGTGGCAATGTGCGCTCAACAAATGTCTTTGTTAAGTACGCATTGGCGCGGGCTGTTCCCTGTGTCTTTTCAAGATCACTAACGCGGCGTTTAACGTCGAGCTGTATCACAGTCGGCTGCTTTTCAAGTAGCTCCTGCGCACGCACTAAAGCCGCAATCATCTGAGTGCGGCTGTGCATTTCCTCATAGGTGGGATAAGGGCTGGCGATGGCTTCCCGTGGAGCATTCCACGGGTAAGCAAATTCCTCATGCATCAGACATTGCCCTGCCGGTGTTTATTGCGATGTTCCTCAATTTCCTGGCAGGAAACGCAGCGAATTACACTCAGATATGCGCGGCGGCGCGTTTCAGGAATTGGGGTATCACAGTCTTCACAAAATGAGGCGCTTATAGCAGGCGCGCGCGCGGCTGTTACAGCCAGAATCAGTCAAGGGACCATATCTCTTTTGCGAGGGCGGCTTAAAATCGGGCTGCATGCGCGCAATTTGAAAATGACCGAAACAGCAGCAAAACATATGCTTGAACCCAGTCGGTATGTACCTTTGCAGATTCAGGAAAGAGCTATTCGTTTTGGTAAGCGAATGCCAGACCCTCGTGAAGGAAAAGGAATGTTCCGATACGAAACGGATATTTATAAACTGCGCTACGATAAGCAGCGAAGGGAATATGTTCATCAGAAATACAAATTTGAAGTAATAGTCAGGGAATCAGACTGGACAATATCTCATTTTAAATGTTTTTATTAGCTGACAAGGAAATTTCAATGTTTGATATCAGGAATGAAGAGTTTACATTCGCAATCGCTCCCTTTGAACGCGTAGTGGATAACGAAGCCGATCCTGTTAACCATCACTGGGACTGGATACAGTCCTGGGTGGAGTTTTCGGTAAGCGGCCTGAAAGTGGCATTTAAAACGGAGTTCACCGTTGGAGAATTGAAAATGCTGAAAAAAGAATTCTCAGCTTTTCATCAGGCGCTTATTAATCAGCAAAAGATCAGGTCGTTTAACTATCAGAGCGATATTCATCAACTGGACATGATACTGACCAATGAAAAAAGTATTGATGGCGTAACTGTTGATTTCATTCTTCGCCCGGAACCACATGCCGACAGCGTCCAGGTTAAAGGCAGCTTTGGCCTTGATGAAAGCTATTTCCCCGACATTCTGAATCGACTTGATGAAATGATTCAATGGCAGAATTAAACATTCTGCCATTGAAAATTTTAATAGAAAGCTACGGGCGTAAAACGAATTTTCTATTCAGGCGTTTTCGGCCAGCTGATAGCTGGCGCATTTGTGATATCTGCAGCCTGTACCGCCTGCACGTACTTCATCCAGGTGGTCAGCGTGGCTTTATCCGCATCAGTAATGATGCCGGGCAGCAGCTGCGTCTGCCATGCCTGAGTAATTCCGTTGACCTCACTCACGCCCGCTGACTTTTCGCTGGCCGCTGCGTCAAGCAGTGACTGCTGCTGCGCATCGCCGTCGGTTACCCACTTTTCGCCGCCCCACTTGTCAAACGCGGTTGCTGGAGCCTGCGTTGTGGTGTCTGCCAGATAGTCGCTAGGCCCCGTAATATTCACTGACGCGCCCCGGAAACCGGGTAAACCGTTTCGCCACGATGGTCCGACACGCTAATGTTGGCTTTCATCGTGCCGCCCTTTTTGACTTCCAGCTGCGCAGTTATGAGCAGCGTTGCGCATTCCACTTCTGGCGAGTCAAAGAGGATTTTTACCGCCGCTTTAATAGTTGCCGTCTGTATGCCGGTTGCGGTCTGTGCGCCGGTTTCCGGCTCGTATTCGATCACCGCATCGTCAGGAAATGACCAGCGCATCGGCCCAGGCAGACGGAGCCGGATTGTCATAAGAGAAAATTCCCGGCAGCACAAAGCCGGTATCAAGTTCACCACCGAGGCACAGTACAAGCACCTGCTCACCCACTGACGGCGCATTCCAGGAGCGGGTTTTACCCGCGCGGGCGCTGAATGTCTTCGGGTTGTTCATTCATGATTTAGATTTTATTTTCCCCACAAGCTAAAGCTAACATCAGTTACGCATAGCCAGCCCGTTGCTGCAGGAAAATGGATACGCCATGCGCGTTATAACATCTCGTCCAGTCTGATTGGATGTTTCTTCTGACATTCTATATGCTTATTGGGTATTGAAATGATCATGACACTATTTCACGTAGATGCAGTGTTTACAACGAATAAAAATCAGATGCTATAAATGAGAGGTTGAATAAGTGAAGCGTGTATTTTTATGGCTCATGCAATCATTTATCTATTTAATCCCTGCTGCTTTAATTGTTGCAGGAGTTTATATTTTCATTCTATTTATTCCTGAATATGCGGCGATTATTAGCATAATATGGGTGATGGTTGTTTCTTATGTGTATATTAAATACAATCGATGGTATTAGGTTTGTTAAGAGATCTTCGTGATCCTGATTTAATCGATAGCGTTAAAGTGTGAAGTGTGACGAAAAAAGTGATGTCCTTAGTGAAGTTGGCTGCCATTTAGCGATTATATAATCTGGTTTCTCTGGTTAAGTCCTGTCTGAGATATGATTGAATCAGGCTCGCGCTATTTCTTATTTTCTGATATGTAAATCATCTTAATAACTGCTCTGTTATTCTTACTTTGGGTCCCCTTAATACTCATGATACCCCCATTTTACTGCCAGCAGAACAGAGGCTTTCCGGACGCTTCTCCTCAAAATTGATCTCAATCAATATATCTAAACATCTTCCCCGAACGGTCCTCCACGTTTATTTAACGTATAAAAACCACGTCGTAACCTGCCCCGGTGATTTTTAACCAGGGTTTATTATGTTCTTAAAAAAAGTTATTCCTTGTGCGCTCGTAGCGTTAGCGAGTGCATCCATGTCTGGTTGTGTGATGGCAGAGGGAGGATACCATCGCGGCCCATCATCTGAATGGCATCATCACCATGCGTCTTATCAGGACCAGCAAAATGATAATGGCTGGAGCCACCATGCCGGACCAGCCGCATCAGAAAATAACGCTTCTCAGCATCTGGGGCCACCGCCAGCGACGTATAGTGCAGCCCAGCATCTGGGGCCACCGCCAGCCTCGGATGATTCTACTGAACACAGGGGACCGGCAACTGACAGTGGTATTCACCGCTGGCAACCGAGCGACTCCGCTGAGTAATTGATACGAAGCATTTAGATGAACAGGGGCGCTATCGCCCCTTTTAACCGGTAATCGCCGTCTGAAAAGGTTCTTCACGATAAACGTGCTTCACGCATCCAGTAAGTCACTCATGATTTCCAAAGCTTTAACACGCAAAATCCCTTTAGCAACGCACCTCAAAACTGACTTCACTCACAAAGGCAGCAACAACTCTTTCTGTCCCGCACCCAAAGCTAATCTGTAATCTTGCCATCATTCCCGTATGGCATATTCTTGAGATTCAATCAAAAGGAGTAACGTTTATGAAAGCGGCAATTGCTAATAGTGAACACAAGGTTGAAGTTGTTGAGAAGACGCTGCGTCCTCTCAAAACCGGTGAAGCCCGGCTCAGGATGGAATGCTGTGGTGTATGCCATACCGATTTGCATGTGAAGAACGGTGATTTCGGCGATAAAACGGGTGTGACCCTGGGTCATGAAGGGATCGGTATCGTTGAGGAAGTCGCACCGGATGTGACGTCACTCAAGCCTGGCGATCGGGCCAGCGTCGCCTGGTTTTTCAAGGGCTGCGGTCACTGCGAATACTGTAACTCCGGTAACGAAACCCTCTGCAGATCGGTAATCAATGCCGGTTTCACAGCCGATGGCGGCATGGCTGAAGAGTGCATTGTCGTTGCAGATTACTCGGTCAAAGTCCCTGATGGACTTGATCCTTACGCTGCCAGTAGCGTCACCTGTGCCGGTGTCACCACCTATAAAGCGGTTAAGGTGTCAGAAGTTAAACCGGGACAATGGCTGGCCATTTATGGTCTTGGCGGGCTGGGAAATCTCGCGCTGCAATATGCAAAAAATGTCTTCAACGCCAAAGTGATCGCGGTTGATGTCAGTGATGGTCAGCTGGCACTGGCGAAGGAGATGGGAGCCGATCTGGTTGTCAATTCGGCCAGCGAAGATGCAGCGCGCATTATTCAGGAGAAAACCGGTGGAGCACATGCTGCTGTGGTGACGGCGGTGGCTAAAGCGGCCTTTAACTCGGCGGTGGATGCGGTGAGAGCAGGAGGGCGCGTCGTAGCTGTCGGACTGCCGCCGGAAGCGATGAGTCTTAATATTCCCCGTCTGGTACTTGATGGCATTCAGGTGGTGGGATCACTGGTCGGAACGCGAAACGATTTGGCAGAAGCCTTCCAGTTTGCGGCAGAAGGGAAAGTCGTGCCTAAAGTGACCAAAAGGAAGATTGGTGAGGTCAATGACATCTTTGATGAGATGGTGCAGGGCAAAATCCGTGGCAGGATGGTAATCGACTTCACCGGTCACTCTGCTGATTAAAGTTCATCTGACTCCTGCAAAGGCCCGCATCCTGCGGGCTTTTTAATATCGTTAAGATCTCTCTGAGCCCTTCAGAGCACAATCCTTCTAACCATTAATAAGCCAGTCTTTATGTTTCATGATGTGATTTTGACTTGAACTTTACCGGTAACATTATAGTTTATGGGGTGAAAGGTTATTACACACACGTGAAGGAGGGTTATTTATGGCGAAGCATCACTTACTTAAATCCATTGAAATAACAGCGATTGTGCTCTTTGTTCTGATACTGGCATATCTGATTTTGACAGGGTTACTGTCATCAACAGGCGTGGATCATGCCTGGCCTTATCCCAATCAGTAACTGAGTGCCACACCAGGGAAAGCATTAATAAAATGACCCTCTCACAGGGCAAACAACCCCGCGATGGCGAGGTTGAATTGACGTTATACCAGACTCACTGACAGCAGTATCAGCTCTTCGGTTTCCAGCGACAGACTTTTTTTGGTTTCGAACATAAAGGTTTCCAGCGCCTCCTCGACATCGTCACCCTCAATAAAGGCGTGAGTCGTAACATGATTTTCACCTTTTGGCTTGATCACGTAAGAAACAAACCACTTCTTCTTTTCCAT